CTGAATCAACAAAACCAAAAAGTATGAATCCATTTATCACAAAGAGAGCCGGCATTGTAAAGGATGTCGATGTTGAGCGCCGTATGATTGAGGGGTACTATTCCGTATTCGACTATAAAGACTCCGATGGCGATATTATCATGCCGGGAGCTTATACTAAGACGATAAAAGAGAACGGTCCGAACGGTAAAGGGCGTATCATGCACTTATACCAACACGATCCGTTAACAGTATTGGGTAAGCCTAGTATGTTGGTTGAGGATGAGAAGGGATTATTCTTTAGAACGGCCATAACCGACACGCAACTCGGAACGGATGTATTGAAATTATACAGAGATGGAGTACTCACAGAGCATTCAGTTGGGATAAACTTCGTACAAAGAGATTACTCCAACGAGGATGAGGCGTACATTGTGCGAGAGGTCAAGATGTGGGAAGGCTCAACCGTTACATGGGGTGCAAATGAGATGGCCAAAGGCGGAATGGCCAAAGGCTCAATGGCCGACCAACTCGATCAATACAAGAAATTATCTAAAGCATTTTATACCGGCGATTATACCGATGAAACCTTCGGGCTGATAGAAATGCACATTAAGAACTTTGAGCAATCATTCACGAAATCACTTCAAACGATGGAAGCCGAGCCAATCACTTCTCAAGAGGATGAAGCCGATTTGGATGAGATATTCAAACAATTCAACAACCAACTAGAAATAGAAAAGGAGTTCAAATTATGGACATCGAAAAAACATTGAAAGAAGGCTTGGCTTCCGTAAAGGATGGACTAGCCGAACAAACCAAAGCCCTAGAGAGCCGATACAACGCTCTAGAGGAGCAAGTTAAATTATCTGGCGAAGCTGATGAGGCTACCAAAAGCGAGATAAAAAACCTAGAGGAGTTAATTGCTTCTCAAAAGGAAAGAATCGAGTCAATCGAGAAAGGCAACAACCGTTTAGGCGGTGGAAGCAAGCCGTTATCATTGAAGAGCATTCTTGCGGAAGGACTAGAAAGCAAAAAAGACCAAATCGAGGCTTTCAAAGCCGGACAGATTTCGGGCTTTACTATGGACACGAAAGCGGTAATCACTGAATCAGGTGCTTATACCGGCGATGTAGTACCAGCTGACTATGTTCCTGGCTTCAAGTTTGATCCAGAGCGTAGAGTTCACGTTCGACAGTTCCTACCAGTAGGTACTACCAACTCGGACAAAATCCGTTACATCAAAGAAACCAACTTTACCGACAATACCGGTATAACTGCCGAAGGCGATGCCTCCGGACAGAATGACTTTGATTTGGTTGCTACTGATGCAGTAGTGGAAAAAATTTCCGCTCATTTCCGAGTTTCTAAAGAGGCTCTAAATGATACTGCCGGACTAGCTTCTCATATCTCTTTGCGTGGTATGGAAAAGTACATGAAGCAAGAGGATGCGTACAACTTATACGATTCTACTTACGGTCTTACTGTAACCTCTACCGATTACGCGCTTGACCAATATACCGGCGATGCTGATGCTCAAGAGTATGATGTACTTTTGGAAGCTATCAAGCAAATCCGTAACCGTAACTACCAGCCTTCTGCGGTAATGATGTCTGTATCTCGATACTTCGACATGATCCGTAACAAAGACTCCGAAGGTCGTTACATATTCCCTCAAGATGTTATCTTTGGAACTCGCGTTCCTTCTATCTTAGGTGTACCAGTTATTGCTACCAACGCAATCAACGATACCGATGGAGATGCGGATGACTTCTTAGTGGCTGACTTCGCTCAACTATGTACTCTCTTTGATCGTGAGTCTGTTTCTGTTCGTTTCTACGAGCAAGATCAGGACAACGCGGTAAAAGACTTAGTAACCGTACAAGTTGCAGGCCGTTTGGCTTTACCAACGTACCTACCTAATGCAGGTGCTTTCGGTAACTTCACAACTGCCATCACGAATGCAGGTAACTCTTAAGTTACCATAAGGATGTTTGGAACTTGGAGCGGTTCGATTCCGCTCCATCCTTCTCATTAAACCTTACTATTATGTTACGAGCTAGACGAAGTTTTATCCACAAAAATCAACGCATCAAAAAGAATGATCCTCTCAAGCTCGATAAAACGGCAATGGCCGAGCTTCTGTACAAAGGCCTAGCATACGAAACGAAAGAGGATAAACGAGCTTATACGAAAGAAGCTAAAGCGTACATGGAAAAAGACGAAACCACAAAGACGATGTATTACGTGAAAAAGAACAACCAAATCATCGACCGGCTTCCAAAGTACAAAGCCGAAAAACTAGTTGAGGAACTCAATGCTTAAATCTCCATTCAAAGGTAAGACCGGACCATTCACTTATTCCACAGTTGATACCGGAGATAATGCCTCAACCGATGTACTTTCAACGGCCGATGCTAAAGCTTGGATGCGAGTTGATACCTCCGCCGATGACTCTTTGATTGCTGACTTAGTGGCCGAAAGTATCGATTTTGTAGAGGAGCAATACGGATTCCAGCTTATAGAGAAAACGGTTACGGTTGAGTATGAGTATTATGGTAAAGAAGTAAGACTCCCTCTTTATCCGGTGCAAAGTATCACATCGGTAAAGACTATTGATGGAAGCGGAACGGAAACAACGCTCACAGTCAACGAGGATTATTATTTAACCGGCGATACTCTTGTTATTGACACAGTCTATGGATGGGAAGTTCCCGACGATAGAATACGCTTAAAAGTGGTATTTGTGGCCGGATATACTTCTATTCCCTCCGGTATTACATTAGGACTTAAAAAGCTAGTGGCCTCCAACTACGAGGATAGGCAGGATGTAGTGGAGGGCAATGTATCGGAAATGCCGAATAGCTCGAAAAAGCACTTCAAGAGATACGCAAGATTATGAAAACCAAATCTCGGCAGATTAACATCGGGATGATGAGGCAGAGGGTTACAATTCAGTACTACTCTCTTTCCTCCGATGGGATGGGTGGCAATACTAGAACCTGGAACACATTGGGTACAGTATGGGCGAATGTAACTCCGCTATCAGGAACGGAAGCCTTAGAAGTGGGCGGATTGAAGGGTAAAACAAAGTACCGGATTAAAACTCGATACCGGGATGACTTTGTGAGCGCCGGATATAATAAAGCAACCTACGATCATCTACTAAGATTATTATTCGATGGCAAAGAGCTCAATGTCGAGTATGCCATCAACTCCGGAGAGGATAATGCGGTTACGGAACTTATAGCGAGCGCAGAAGAATGATAACGGCAGACGTTAATAGTAGAGATTTAATCAGGGTTCTCAATAAACTAGAGAGCGCCGAGAAAGAGGTCCGCGTAAAAGCTGAATTGGCCATTGAGGCATCGGCTCGAAAGATTGAGGCTCAAGCTAAAAGAAACGTTCCAACCGGTGCGAGTAACCGGCTAAAGACTTCCATTGATGTGAGAGGCGGAGGATTATCGAGAGAAGTATATACCGATGTAAAGTACGCTCCTTATATGGAGTTTGGTACTAAGTCAAAGACCGAGATACCTCCAGGACTAGAGGGGTATGCGATGCAATTTAAAGGTGGCGGAGGCTCATTCAAAGACTTTGAGGCTAGTTTGAAGCTATGGGCAAAGAGAAAGGGAATACCGGAGGAGGCAGTATATCCGATCATGATGTCGATTTTACATAATGGCGTAAAAGCTCAACCGTTTTTATTTCCGGCATTCTTTGCAGAGCAACCTCAACTCATTAAACGATTAAAAAAGGTGTTACGTGGGATTAAATGATATGCACAAAGCGACCGGCCGAATGCTCCGCGAAAATAATACTTTCGTTAACCGGGCGGATTATATCTACAATTCGCATAGGGATTACTATAAGAAGGTGCTAGATTTTCCGCTCGAGGCCTCAAAAGGTAACGTTCCCGGTCATACGGTAATACAGAAATTCGGGCGCAATAGTGCCGTTGGTGCTACTTTTGTTCCTATCTGTTTGAGTGGCTTTTATCGAACTCCCACAAGCAATACGGCGCTCGAGGTAGTGAGTACAGATGCCGATGATACTTTTTTGGGCGCAGGTGCTAGAACAATTTATTACGAAGGCTTACAAGTACAATCCGGTTCTTTGGTGGTGGTATCTGACGTGGTGGAGTTAGATGGTACGACTCCGGTTGCATTGCCTGACTCTCTTATACGTCTTTACCGGTGGTATGTTGCCTCAAGTGGTACATACGCCTCACAAAGCGCAGGAAGCCATCAAGGCGATATAACTATCCAAGAGAGCGGAGGCGGTGCGGTATGGGCTAAAATAGAGAATAACGGATTCCCTAGAGCGGAGGCGCAGATAGGTGCTTATACCGTTCCGACTGGATATACTGCGTATGTATCAAAAATATCGTATTCAGTAGAGAGCGACAAAGAGGCTGATATTTTGATGTTTAAACGTGAAGGAGTTTTAAACACTAGCGCACCCTATAACGCAATGACTCTCGTTACAGAGATAAATTCAGCTACCGGAAATTATACAGTAGATTATGACTTTCCCCTAAAGTTTGAAGAGGAAACAGACTTTGGATTTTTAGGCAAGCTAAAAAGTAATACCGGACCAATGACCGTAGATTTTGAAATTAACCTTATAGAAAATGAGTAAAGATCCAACCACAGAACTCCAGCAAGCGTATTACACGCTATTATCCGATGCTTTAGCGGTCGATGTGTACGATGAAGCTCCGGCAGATGCTACTTATCCGCACGTACAGTTCGGAGATACGACTCTAACGGACTCAAGCACAAAAAGCGACTTTATAGATGAGGCAACCTTTTCTCTTTCGGTAGTGGACAGATACGCACTCGATTCGGGAACTCGGACATACATCAATGCGATAGTGAACACGATCAAGCAAACGTTACGAACGCGATCGGATGTTTTTGATATGAGCAACTTCGATGTGGTTTATACGGTGGTAGATAATGACATATTTCGTAAGGAGTTCTCCGAAACTTATACCTATTGGATAAGGGAGATTCGCTTCCGGCATAAAATCGAAGAGAAGTAATTGGACAAATTTTCGTATATTTAACAACAATTAACAACTTAATACTAGAAAAATGGCTATAAATGGAACGCTTGTATTAGTAAACGCTCAAGGCTCGGCAATAGCCTCGACTACTGATGCAACTCTAAATATCGAAATGGATGCTCCCGATGCTTCTACAAAAGGTAGTGCAGGTTGGGCTGAAAATATCGCCGGACAAAAGTCTTGGAGTATTGACGTTGATGGCTTGGCTACTTTTGATTATTCTACTGGGAATGTTCAAGAGTTAGCAGGTTATTTAACGGCTCAAACTCTTGTCGCGGTTCGCTTCCTTCCTGATGCCGGTGTCGCATATTACGGAGATGCTCGTATGACTTCCGTATCTATCGGCGCTCCCAATGAAGATGTCGCAAGCATTAGCGGTACTTTCACTGGAACTGGCGAATTGAAGAAAGTAACTATCTCATAGGATGAAAGGTAAGAAAAGCCTCAAAATCGCAGGCAAAGACGTTGTATTCAAATTCGATTTGAACGCACTCGAAACATTCACAGAGCAAGCCGGAGTTGATCTCAATGGGATTGATGAGGCATTAAATAAAGTATCAAACATTAAGATTTTCATTAAGGCTCTTTCCGCTTCCGGTGGTACAGAGCTAACCGATGAAGAGATTGGTGGAATGGACTTTGCTCTTTTAAATGATGTATTCGAGTTGGTTCGGGAGTCGGTGGGAAACATCAACGCTCCGAAGGGGTAGAGCCATTATTACTCCGAGATTTGTTTGTCTTGGGGTATCAAATGGGATTAAAGCCTTCGGAGTTACGAGATACAACTCTATTCGATTTTAATTGCATGGCGGAGGCCTTCAATAGGAATCAGAAACACGATTATGAGGTAATGCGGATGAACGCTTATCTCATTTCTATGTATAGCGGATTGGAGGGTAAGGCTAGAAAAAAACTAACTCCCGAAAAGATATTGCCTCTCGAAGAAAAGAGAACAACAATATCTCAAGAGGAAAAATGGAAACTGCATCGTTTGATGCGACAAATGAATCGAGATGGTAGCAGATTTAGCAGTTAATATCAGCGCAAATATAAAAGACCTCCAACGCAACATTGGTAAGGCTAAAGCTACTCTCAAGAATTTCGGTTCTACTGCAACCTCAATCGGAACTGGATTAACGGCATCGCTTACTTTGCCGATTGCTAGTTTGGGCGGTGTTGCTTTAAAAACGGCCTCTGACTTTGAGCAATTAGAGGTTCGACTCCAAACACTAACCGGAAGCGCTAAGGCCGGCA